CTAATAATCTTCCCGCAGCTTGTGATTGTGCAAAAGCTAAAGTTAAAGCATCCAATCTGTGTTGATCACCTGCGGCAACATCACCTAACATACGTAGAGTTTTAATAACAGTTTTAGAATTATTTCCGAAAGCTAGTAGAGTAGATGCATTTTTCTGTAATCTATTATCTTGAAAAGGTGTAGTGTTTGCAAAGTCTCGTAGATCATTAAATAATTTTGTACCTTTTTCAACAGATCCAGTCAAAGTATTAAATTTTAATTTTGCTTGCTCTAGTTCAGCACCAAATTTAAAAATTCCTCCAACAGCAACAGCCGCGGAAATTCTCCCAACAAAATCCAAAGTATTGCCCAACCTTTTAGCGCTTCTTTCAGTTCTATTAATTGACTTTTGCATTCTTTGGGCTTGTTTCGTTACTCGATCCCTAAGCCTAATTATATACGTAGTTTGTGCCATTATTTTTTTCCTCCAAAACAATCATTAATTGCGAGTGCTACACCTGCTCTCGTTGCTTCCTGAATCATTTCCGTAAAAAAAACCAACCCTCCGACAACGTCGTTTTGCATTTCACGCCATTCTCGGAAATTGGTTGGTTTCTTCCCTAGTAGATTAAGAATACAATCAATCTTTTCAGTATTGCTTAACTTTTTTTTTCCTCTATTTCTTCATCTTCAAAATCCATAAGATCCTGTACCCATTCACCAAGTTTTGAACAAGCTTTCATTCTCAAAGATGCTTTTGATAAAACCTCTTCTTTGTTTAATAATCCACCAAAGAATAAAATCTTGTCTCCTGCACCAAATATATCTAAAGAAGCAGAAACATTTTTATCTCCTGAAATATCCATATTCATCATGGAATTCATTGCCTTTTTAAGCAAATCGAAATCTGCACGACAAACAAGTCTTATAACTTCTTTTTTATATTTAAGTTTAAGCTCGATTACTTCATACTTTCCACCTTCTTCCAAAGCTTCCAAATCGCCTTTTTCGGCTAATTCTACTGGATTTAAAATTGTATTTTCCATACTGTGTTAATTATTAAAATGATGATTGAACATAACCGCCGTAAATTACGTCGATCGATTGAACTAAATTTTCATCTCCTTGAGATCCCGAAATCCCTGTTGCGTTAAATTGGAAAAAAGGATACGTTACAATTTCTTTAGATCCGTCAACAGCTTCCAAGGATAAAACTAAAACCCCTGGAGGTATATCGGTCATTTTACCCGTAGGAGAAAATCCACGCAATAATTTTTGTGTGTCAAAATCCATATCCATTGAACCATTATATTCCTTTATTCCGCTTGAGCGAGAAACTGGATTTACACCCAAACCGTAATTATTGTTTTTCGTGTTTACTTCTGGTAGATCGAAAGCCGTAACTCCTGGCAAATCGACCCCGTTGAATTCTATCTTTGCATCTGAATAGGAGAATCCACGAATTTTAAAAGGTGTATTGTTATTTGCCATGATTTTTAATTATTAAATTGTGCTACTAAACCAATATTTATAACAATTGTATCCGCAGATCCAACAGGAACTAAACGAATTTGAACTGTCACTGTACTATTTGCTAATACATCTTGATTTGGATCAATAAAAATCGCCTCTTGTGAAAGTGCACCCGTAGCAACATCAACAGATAATTCCACGTCGTTTCCGCTTAAACCCAAAATCATATTATTGTTTATTGCGTTATAAGCGTCTCGCTGTAGTCTTGTAATAGTTTCTGCTGAAATTCTACCGTTTGCAGGATTCACGTAAACAGGACCACTCAAAGACTGCACTAATGAATCATAAACAAGACCTATCGCTTTATCGATAACTCTAGCGTTATTCATATTTGCATAGTCTGAACTTGTAGCGATTGCCATTCTAGCACTTGAAAAATATGCGTTTGGCAAACGTGGAGTTCTCACAACCAAAACAACACCTTGAGTATCATAAGCGTTAATTTCTGTTTGTGTTTTAGATTCTACACTATCGCCGTTAATATCGCCCAAAGTTTGCCACCTTGTACCCGAATTTACTTGAAAGCTTCTCCATGATATTTTCTGGTGAACTCTCAAACGTACTAATTGTCCTAGAATCGTCCCCGCTGCTCCACACATTCCAATTGTAGAGGCTGCAAAAACTTGAGCCGCTAGTCCATTTGCTGTAATATCGTTTGCAATATCGACCATCACGCGCGGATTATTTGCGGCTGAAAAATTAGGGATCGTATCCCCTGAATCTTTCTTATACGAAACAACAGCTCTAGCGCGAAATTGATTATTTGTAGCTTCTGTATTCAATGCGGTTTGCATTGCTGTAACATTAGCCGTCGAAATTGTAGTATTAAAAAATACACAACCAATAAGACGTAATCTAGATTCAGCATTTTTAAACGCTGCTACAATAGTTGCAGGCTCGTCGTTGTTTCCTGTATTAGTTGCTAACTGAACGTACAAAGTGCCGTTTGGAGCTAATCTAAAAAATTCAGAGATATGCCAATAAGCTAATTTATAAGAGTCGTTCGATGCGTCAGCAGTAATACCAAAACTAGCAACGTCCTCAGGTCTAAAAATACGACGAACTTGATTTGCTGTCCAATTAGTAGGTAAAGCACTTACCTCGACGAACAAACCCGCCCATGTATCTTGATTGGCGGTCTGTCTACCCAGACCGCCAGTTACTATGTTAACATTAATTTGTCCCATGGATTACCTCCTATTTTTGAGAAGCTTCGCCTTCTGTTTTGATTTCAGTTTGCTTAGGCTCAGTTTTTTTAGGCTGAGTTTGCTTAGGCTTATTCTTCTCGTAAAAGTTAACCATTGTTTCCAATTCTACTTTAAAGCAACCTTGGAAATTGTGGCGATACATGCAGTTAATTGCATTTTTCTCCTCAAAGAAAAATAAAGGTTCGCCGTTTTTCTTCAAAATCAAAACTTCTTTTGAAGAATTCGCTTCACAAGCACCGATTGCAGATTTTAACTGTCTAATGTTTAGTGCAAGGGTTATTTTTTCCCCGTTATAGTCTTCTGATATTTTAAAATCTTTTCCCATGATTATGATGTAAATGGATTATCTAATAACATAACAACACCTTTGCGATCTAAACGCTTTTTAACCGCTCCGAAACGCTGCTCGACAGCATATACATCACCCATATAAATCGGTGAATTATTCCAAGGGAAAACAATTGCAGAACCTTGAGCTCTTTTAACCATAGTTTCGCACCAGAATAACGCCGCAGAAGTCATATTTGCCGCAGGACTTGCAGTATCTTCAACCTTAGTTAAAGTGGTTGTAGCCGCAGTACCAGAACCTTGAGCCGCAGTGTACGTGTACAATACATTTGCATTCCAATCTTCGCGGTGACGAGGATCTAAAATTGTAATTCCGTACAACATTCCTACTTCACCCATGATCAACTTAGATTGACGTCCAGTTTTTTCGTAATCAACGAAATCAGGAATATCAAGCATATCGCTATACTGCTCTACTGTTGGTAAACAATACATTTTAGCAGCTCTAGAAATCTGTTGACGTTGGAAAGCTTTTTGCACATTTTGCAAATCTTGCTTAGTAATCTTTCTAACATTTCCTGTGTTATTTGGAACTGAATTTTGTCTTTGTGCTGAACCAGAAGTAAACACGAAAAAGTCGTTTCCTGCTGCGATATTGATCGCACTTGTAGCAGTACCTACAACACCTTGCGCCCACTCTACAGCGGCAAAATTACCAATTGATAAACGTAAAATATCCGCGTGAGCTTTTAATTGCTCTTGACGTGCTTCGTAAGGAACTTCCATACTAGTTTCCATACTCAATACGGTAGGATCAGTGTGGAAATATTCAATAGCCCAATCTTGACTTAAATTCTTACGAATCTTAACCGTTTTTTGAGGTGCATTATCGTTGTTTGATAATGTTAAAGGTGCAAAACGTCCTTTTGTTACGTTTGGACCTATAACGCTATCCTGCAATTTACGAACCTCTCCACTAGCTGCAAAATTTGCATCATTTTCAGATTTCATAATAAAATCAGATTGTGGATATAAATACTGATTAATTTCCGCAGAATAAAGGGTCATACGTGGTTCAGTAGAATTCATCATTTCTTCATTTTTAGACAAATTCTTCATTACCTCATAAACCAGTGAATCTTCTTTTAAACCGTGAGATTGAAAGACCTTTTTCATTTTCGGGTCTTTAATCTTATTCATTATTTCAAACGCTTCTCTATACATGATCTATTATTTAAAAAATTTCTAAACTATGATTATCGTATGAATTCCTCAAAAGATCGTACTTTGTAGGATCTTCTTTTTGCAATTTTTCCTTATCTGAAAGAGTTAAATTGTAGAATTCTTTTGCATTCTTGATACCTTCTTCTTTGGCATTGTCTTTACCTTCAGCACCTGCACCCGAACCACTTTCAGGCTGCATACCGTTTGTGATATCAACTGTTTCGCCTTTCTCGTCTTTCAACGGGTTCATTAACTTGAAAGATTCAAAGTCAACCTTTGCCATATTCAACAAAATGTCCTTCTTATCTTTCTTGGTCGGATCAAGTTCAATTACTTTGTCGATGTAATTGATCATGTCCTTATTTTGCTGAGCTTCAAATTTAGATTTTAATTCGTCAAGCTCTGCCTTAAGTTCATTGGCTCTCTTATTTTCCAATTCATACTTTTCTTTGTATGAATCGTGTTCTGAAATAAGGTTTTTAACAGCCTGTTCTTTTGCTCCTTCGGAAGCCTCTGGCTGCAAATTCAATAAGTCTGATAGAATCTTACTCATCTTAATAGATTTTTTATTATTAATACTAATGCCATTTTCAGGCTTCTCGTTCACTATATCAAAATCCAAACCCTGAGTACAGTTCACAAATTCCTCAGGTGTCATATTATTTTTAAGACTTGGCATATTTGAAATTCTCACTTTTTCATCTGCAAATCCTAAACTTACTGCTTGATCTGCTGTTAAAGACATTTCGTTATCCATTATTTTTTTAATGTCGTCCTCCTTAATGCCTGTTGCAGCTTTGAAAATATCTCTTAGATTTTTATAAGCTTCTTTCATTTGAATACGGCGTGGATCATCCTCGGGTAGATCATTCATTTTTAAACCGTTTTTCAAAATTGGAGGGTGAAAAGCCATGCCCGCAAAAGGCATAATCTTACGTAGCTCACGCGTACCAAATGCAAAAATCCATCCCGCAGCAGAATCGGCACGACCTGAATTTATTGTTTCAATTTGTCCACCGTTTTGATAATAGGTGTTCATTGCTTCAATAATTGTATAAGCTGCCATGATTGAACCACCGTAAGAATTAATTCTTAATCTTAACAATTTGTGTTCACCCCATAGCGACAAATTGCGCAAACCGCCTATTTCTTTAGCGATTGTTTCGGCATCATACATACCAATATCGCCTATTAAAGACAATTCTGGCACACCGTCTGATACATTATTAAATATCTGTATTTTTTTCGTCATACTTTAATATATTAAAATTTTGATAAAAAAACTAATTTAATCGGGAAAAGTTACCGTTACTTGTCTTCTTAATCTTCTTCCTGTGTTTGGATCTGGATTAACTTGAGTTTCTGGATTTGCATCTGTTAAAGTCAAATCTACCTTCTCAATCACCTCAAATCTGTACGAAAGTTCATAAACGTATTGCGCTTTGTGATTAGCATCTTCCAATTCACTTTCTTTTAAAATACGTCCATGGATTAAATTGTGTTTCGATCCTAAAACCTCACAGTTTATTAAATGTGCGTAAGAATATGCCAAATCTTGAGCATCTTCATTAAAAGAGTTAAAGACCAAATACAATGTAACCACTACAGGCGTTCTACCTGCTTGTTTTACTCTTTCGGTGTTCGTGTATTCAATCATAGATCCAATTGAAGTATATTGAAAAAAAACAGCTAAATCACCGCTGTAAGTTTCCTCATCACTTACATTTCTTACTTTATTGTTCCATTCACCAAATTTTTGAACTTGAGTAACAGAACCGATCATGTTCTCAAAAAATGTTTTTATATCGCTTCTCCAATTTGCCATTATTTTAATCTTTTATTTAGTTCTCTATTAAATATTCTACGAAATTTATTATCAAGTTTTCTTGATGGACCCAAAAATTCACGCTGAGGATGTATTTCAGTTCCTTCATTGTGATATGATGCATAATCAGTATCAAGAGTTCCCAAAACAATTTCTTTAAACGTTGTACGTCTTATATCGATATCGCCTCTTAATTGTCCAGTATCTACAAGAATCGCTCTTTTTCCTGGTCCTTTTCTCCTTTCACGTTTTCTTTTAGCCCAACCACCTTGAGACTTGTCCGTTTGTCCTCCTCCTTTTTCGAAACCTAGTAGATAATGATTCTTAGCTTCATTGGCTAGAATTTTAGGGATTTCGTTATTAAATCGCTTTAGCTCTTTTTCTATGTTTGGCAAATCGCCTATTTTTCTAAATCCCATTATGAACCTCCTCCATATCCACCGTAATCGCCAAGGTCAATAAGATCATCACTTAATAATCTAAATCTAGCTTGCCAAGTACCATTCTGTAAATGCTCTAAAGCTACATCTTCAACAACAACAAATTGAACGCCCAAAATGTTATTTATATATTTACTTTCAATTGGAACAGATCCTTGAAAATCATCTAAACGCCTTATTGCTATCAAAAGCTCGTTGTTTTGGCTGTCAGGTGTAAGACCTACAGCACCCGCAGCCGTTTGAACTGGTGATAATATTCTTTGTGCTGCTTGTCCTCCCAAATTTACCGCTGCACCTGCAACTAATTCCGCAATAGCAGCAGCAGAAAGCGCCTTTGGTGCAATTATTGCGGTCACTACTATTTCTTGATCTCCTACGCCTGTGTACTCCTTTATATTTCCTTGACGACCTGAAATTTGAGAAATAACAATATTTTTCGGTCTATTGTGACGAATTGTTACAGCGTTCAAAACAACTTCGGGATAATCTTCGTTTGGATTTGCAGGAAATACAACATTATCATGTACAATTGTACCCAGTTCTGAAACTCCAACGGGTGCAAATTGATCGGTTAAATTGTTTATAAATACTTGCATGCTATATAAATTTTCTTGTTACTTCTTCAACAGATGGAAAGCCAAAATTAATTTCCAATTGTTGATTAAATTGTCTTGGCACTTTGAAATAATCATGTTTTCCTTTGCCTTTTTCACGAAATATAAAATCGGTTTTGCCTGGATTATAATCGAAAGTTCCTTCTTTCGAAAACTCATTCAACATCGATTTTGATTTTCCTAGTGCATCCCTTTCGGATGTTACCACTTGTTCCCTTCTCTGAATAAGGATACAGCGACAACGCCAACCATTTTGAGGTGCTACTCGATTCCACAATGGATGATTTACAGGTAATTTTAAACCGTTTAATTCTGCGTGAGAATGCCTTACGCGATCATCGCCTACAGTCCTGTACTCTAAAACTGGAAACAATTCCGCTTCTTTTTCGTATCGAATCCACTTTCGAGCGTTTTGGCTTTGCGTAAATACACTATCTCTTTCAGCTTCTAACCAATTTTTATTGTATGTATTACTAATTTGTTTAGCCAATTTTTTAAACTCCGCAAAAGGTCGCTTTCTACCGTTTTCGTCAAATACAAAATTTGTCAAGTCTTTTACCTCTTGAAAAGTTTTTGCACCCGAAAAGCGTCCTATATTGGCACGGAAATTCACCGCTTTTTCTATTTCTAGTATTTCGCCTCTTGGTACTTCTCCAAAACCTTTGAAAAAGTCCTTATCAAACAATTCTACAAATCTTTGATATAGAAATGTAGGCAATTGAAATACAGAAATTGTACCATCGTAAACGCCTTGCGCTAATCTTTCAAATTCTTCGTTGTTCAATGCCATAATTATACTGGATAAGATACTGAAAAATAATAAGTCACTCTATTCACTGGGTTATCAGTTTCTTTTGAAATTAATCTTCCGTCAGTTCCCAATGTCATCCCGAAAAGAGGATCAACAGATACTTCATGATCGTATCCGTTTATATGAATTATCGTTTTTGGTCTATATGCTGCGGGTATATTATAAAGTAAATCGTTTGGATCTACGTCTTCACCGTCAGGTATAACAAAAGTACCATTCAAAAAAGCAATTCCGTTTTTAACCTCTGCATTTATTAAACCTGAATAAGGTGACTGAGGCGAAATATTTTGTGAAGCATCAGTTCCCAATCTTGTATTAATAGTATTTAACTGATTACTTGTAGCAATTACACTAGCTGTTAAAGTTACTAGATTACTAGGTGTAGAGGATTGCCAAGTAAACGTTTCTTCAAATACGAAATCGCTTGTTGTAGCAACCGAAAAAGCTTCACCAATTAATTCAACAATCGAGCTTAAAATATCGCCTGTAATCCCGCCCGATGGATTTGGGGATCTTGTCCACACTTCAAACACACTTTCACCGTCGTTTCTTCTAATGTAGAATTGAGGTAAATTTGCTATTGGTTCAGAAGTACTGAAAAATACTTCACCTGTAGCGTTGTTTGTTCCACTTATATTGACGCGATTTATTGTTATCGATGCCAAATTACCTCTATTCACTCCACCACCAGAAAAAATCAATTGATAAGCTTGACTATTTGGAGTAATTGGAAATGTACCAATTTTCAAATAGCGATTTGCTGCAGGTGCTTTCGTTATAATTCTAACACTTTCGAATCTATCTGAAAGTAAAGTTTTATAAATATTATTTCTGCCTCTATTGTTTCCGTCTATATTTCCTCTCAGTGCATCACCTACAGTTCTTAAAAATTTATTGTTTGCTCGTGGAGTCGTAGCGCTTAACATGAATGTGCCAACTGGATCCTGAATTGCTTCAACACGTTCAGCCGTTGTTTTTGTAGATCCATCATCAAACGCCCTTGGGTTTATAGCTCTTGTACGCTTCGATAATCTAAGCGGAAAAGTGACACCGTTTGCACCATCAAAAAGCGTTAATTCACCGCCAAACATGATTATCCCGCTTGAAACGTTATTTCCTGTAATTGTACAACCACTTACAATAAAATCGTCGTGTCCTAAGGCTAAAAACATTTGTTCAAAAACTCCGAAAGCTTGAACATATTGTTGAAAGTCTTCGTTTTTGGCTTGTCGCCCTCCTGGTAATGCTGTATTTCTAATCATAGTACAAATCTTAATGTGTATCTTGTTCCAAAAATTCTCACGAAATCGATCCATGAACGAATTTCGTTTTCACGACTTGAAAGCGTCATCGGCAAAGTTACGGTAAATTCTGTAATCGATGTTGTTCCACTTTCGTCCTCGTTAAAAAAGTAAGGAGTATCACTACCCGACGGTGTTGTTTCAGCCTCGTTAAAAACGTAGATAATTTTATTTGCCGATGGACTTTCGTTTTCATTAAAAACAAAACCTGAAGTTCCGACCGCACCGTTTTCGATAATTATCCTTTGTCTTTCACGATCAAATCTATTATTCAATGATCTTTCTAATGATAATCTTTGTACTGAGTATCCAACACGCTCCAAAATTTCTTCTTCTAAACTTTGAGTGTTTTCATTTACTACAGCTAAAGAAGCCATCAAAATATCAATGAATCGATTATTTACATCATTCTGCCAGAAATGAGGTGTAAACGACCTTGAAAGCTTTGGTATGTTATATTTATTTGACATTATCCCGCTGTATAAGTTATATTAGCACTTAAATCGAATCCATCCGCTAAACGAACGTATCCCGCAAATGTTAAAAATTTCTTTCCTGAAGCTGTCAAAACATTTGTAAATGTTCCTTGACCGCTTGCTTTCTGTTCTAATGTTGTCAAAGTGGCATTAATTACTCCACTTGTAGCCAAAATATTTTGCAATAATTTGTTTGCAAAGAAAGTTCCTCCAAAATCATCGCTTTGGAAAGTAGCAAAGTAATTATTAATAGCTCTTTCAACAGGCTTTACGCTTGAATCGCTTAACAATTGACCGTTTGACACGTTTATAATTTGTGAATCTACTTCAACAGCAACCGCAACTCTAATTTCATCACCTGTTTCCGATACTATAGTTACCACAACTCCCGCAGGTCCTATATCATTCACGTATTCTCTAAATGCAGAATTTTCCGATGAAATCAACGGTACAGGTAGATTATTTTGAAGTTTAGCGACCTTCAAAGTAATATTTCCCGCAGCCGTTACGATTACCGCAGCACGTTTTACAATTTGATTTGCTGCAACTACTGGATTATAAACAAGGTTTCCGCTTGCGTTTGTGCTTAATGCATCACCTAATTGAAAACCCAAAGATGAACGCCTCCACCACGCACTAGTTTGAACCTGTTTTGCATCTAGTAAATTGTTTATTCTAGCTTGAAAAGCGTCGAAAGTCAATTCGAAATCGCCCGTCACATCTGCATATAATGCAAACAATGATTGATAAAACGAAGCCTTGCTTTCACTCGTTAAAATAAGTGAAAGCACTGAATCCGCATTTTTACGGGTTATTAAATTCTGAAAAATTTGTTCCTTTGTTCTAGCCATAATTTATCCTATATGTGCGATCTCAACGTTTGTCGTACTTGTTCTTCTGATAAGAAATACGGCACTATTTGAGCCACTAATTGTAATTACATTCAAACCTGATCCTTCAAAAGTTCCAGTACTAGGCTTAACCTGAACAGTAAATGAGCTTGGATTCCAAACCCTAAAAATATAGCCTTTGTTAACTCCTAAATTACTCCATTGTGTATGATCCATATTAACAGTCCAAACTCTTTGGTTGTTAGCTGAAGGACTATTTGCAGCAAAAAACACGGTTTCGTTATTCTGAACTACTGATTGAGTTATAGTGTAGCCGTTTTCATTTCCTGACTGCGTAGCATCTACAACGTTTGGAATTACATTAGAATTTTGAACACCTGCCAAAGCGCTTTTATTTTGCGATATTCCCGCTGAATTATTTGTGACTTGAGCTGCTAACATTGTTTTATTGTATTCTATTACATTAAATGCAAAAGAATGATTTGTTATATTCTCAGCGTTGTCCATTGCTCTCCAAGTAGGATAACTTTCACCCTCAGCAGCCGCCTCAAGTTTGAATTTTCTTACTTGTTTTCCGTTTGCTGAACTCATAGCCAAAGGAGATCCAGAAGTATAAGAATTATCTGATTTATCCCTTAAATAAACGCCAGATGCAGGAATAACGTTAACAATTCCCGTTTGTCCAGAATTAGGAGTAATTTCAATTATAATTTCGTCGCCAATACTTACTTGAGAAAATACATTTGTAGGCATAGTATACGTAGAAGTACCTTGACCAGTAAAAGCATTCACTTTATTAATTGAAATTCCCGCTTCTGCTCCTGATGAATTTTGGTAATTAGTTCCTAAAGTTCTCGCTACTGTAGAGCTTAAAGTTTGTGTACTTGTTAAAATGCCGCCTAATGAATGTCTTTGAATAGTTGTAGACCCTACAATATAGCTTGATTTTGTTGTAAGCCTATCATTATCATCATCATAATAAACTAGCGTATTTTGCGATATAGTTTCATAATGTTCTTGAGAATCATCATTGTTTTTACCCCAAATTCTAACATTTGAAACAGGACCAATAATTCTAACATTTACATTTGTATTGTTTTCAGCATCTTCAGTAAAAAAACCGCCTAATTGTTGACCTGTATTTGCTTTTATACCCGCATATGATCCATTTAGTGCTTTTAATTCTGCTGCATCACCTGCGTTTATTGCTGAACCTGTTTTATTTACTAATTGTAAATCTATGTGTTGATCCATCGAACTCGCTCCACTTGCACCACCTGCACCACCTGAACCGCTAGCAACATTTCCCAAACTAATTACATCCCAAGTTTCATCACCTGTTGCGTTATAATCCGAAAGCGTTATAATGACATTTGTCATACTTGGTACATTCACAGTCGATAAACCTCCTCTAATAGTGTTACCAGTTCCCGCGGTGATTACCTGCGTTACACTTCCTCTATTTGACATCAAATAAAATCGTCCAACTTGTTCCTGAGCTTTTCCCGATGTTGGTAAATTAATTTCTCGCGCTCCAATTGTCGAGCTTGTTCCATTAAATACATAAAATCTATCAAATCCAGTTACAGAATTAATATCGGTACTTAAATTGATTTGTCCTGAATATGTTGTTGGCTCTCTCAAAAACAATTTACTTACTATTTCTTGCCAACTTCTTGTTCCTGTAGTTGTAGAAGTAAGAAATCTTTGTGTCGCTGTTGGATTTCCTAAACGAGGCTCTTTTGTTTCCGCTAAAATCTGAGCTGTGACATCTTCGAAATTAAAATAGATGTTATATAGTCCGATTGTTGGGTTTGTCGCTTCGGTTATGATTCCAACTTCAAAAGAATTAGCCGTTTTAGTTGTAGAAAGATTCCAAGCAAATGAAGATCCCGAACCTGAACGAGCTGCATATAATTTAGAATGTAAACTTAAACCAGTTAAGCTAGATAAAGTAAATGTACCATATCCACGGGTTAATAGTGCATCGTCTGAATCGGTGAAACTATTTACCTGTTTAATCATGATTCCCGCTAAAATTCTATCTCCTGCTAGCTGTCCGCTTGCACTTGCCGCGTCAACATGATTAGATACAGCGCTAAAATCATCATAAGTAACTAAATCGCCAATGTTTAATGTAGAAGCATTAACATTTCTTACATTGAAAACACTTCTAAAGCTTCCAGTGGCATCGGGTAAACTTATCCATGAACGAGCCCCCGCAGTTGTAGAGCTTAAAACTTGACCGTTTGAACTAGGATTACCAAGGCTACTTTCACGCGCTAGTAATTCAGTGCGTACATTCGTATTTGGTTCACCTTCTTTCACAAACGGTAATTGACTCGCGTTATCTGGTACATCTTCATCCAAAGCCATATTTTTAGCAACAAAAGGCAAAGACATAGTCGTGATTTTAGGTACAAAACCACTCCCGAAATTTGGATCATTTGTAAAAATATGCCCTTTTATTGTAGCTGTACCGCTATATGTTATATGAACTATTTCTGTATCGAATAAATCAACTGGATTTTCAAGAGTAATCGTTTTATCGTTGTTTACATCACTGGATAAAATAGTAAAATCGGTTTCCGTTACTAAAATTCTACCTGTTGAATTCATATAACGCATTGTAAAAGCACCATTTCCCGCCGTAGATGCTTCAATAACCACCTGCAAGAACTTTACACCATCTCTGTTTGCTACTTCCAATACAGGAGCTATAAACGAAAAACTTGAGCTAGTCGCGTCCTCTTGTGTTTGAACTAAAAATGAAGCTATTGCCGATTTTTCATAGTAAACAGGAACATTACTACCAGTATTGTCATAAGACGTTGTTATAACTTCATGATTATGATTTCTTGACAAATCTACAAATTCACCGACCCTAGAATTAGATCTTAAGTGTACTGAATTATCAAAGAATATCGCGCTTGTTGGTACTGTAAAATCCAATGATGAAGTTAACATTGCACCGCTTTGAGTCAATGCAGGTAAGCGAGATATCATAGATTTTGGAGCTGCTGAAAAAGCTGTTCCGCTTGTCCATGTACCAGTTAAACGAAACCACTCTCCCGTAGCTTCATTCATTACGTATGTATTTGCGTAGTTGTTTCTACTAGCCGTAACGGTTGCATTTGCTACCCTTCTAAATACCACCGAACTTTGCGCTTCTGCTAAAACAGAAATAAACAACAACGAAATAAATAATAATAATTTTTTCATTTTTCCCCTAGTTTTATTTATAATAAATAAGTAATTCTTGACCCACAGCCCAATCCGTAGGAGTTGGACCCGATAAAACATTTCCTGTAACTGTGTAATTATAAATCACTACACCTTCACGGAAAACTTGAATAACTCCCGCTCCTGCTCCCGCAGGTAAAGTCACACCGTTTGCAACTTGATCCGCTGTCAATGTGTGAGGTCCCGAACATTTCACTACTAGCGATAAATCTGCCATTTGTGAAATAGCTGCCCACCCATTTGCGTCGTAACTTGAAGGAGTATCTTCACCATTCCACTCGTATGTAGTTCCTCCCACAACCGCACGCGTCACCTCTGTAGCATCATTATGCAAATCGCTTAGATTAGCAGTAGCCCAAGTGTTTCGAGCTGCAACATTGGCAAACGGTGACTGAGTAGGTAAAAATACTTGTCTGCCACCGCTGCCTCCACTAGCTAATTTTTTTTTTGAGACAAATGTGTTTAACATTGCCGATCTTTCTTGTAAATTTGCGGGCGTGACTGGACTGCCTCCTGTATCTTGTAGTATTAAGCTAGCTAAATCAATTTGCATCTCGTTCACTTCATCTGAGACGTTCGCAGGATAAAGCCGAACTACTCCACTTCCAAAAGGAGAAACAAAGTAAGTCATTCCGTCAAATATACCGTTTAAGTAAAAACCGCTCTCAGCATTTCTTACCGTAACACCAGTTAAAATATTACTCATGATCAAAATTATTTTTATAATTATTAAAAGCGTTCTTCATTACTCCTGGATTAGGTTTAAAAGGATCTTGTTCAACTTCTTTTTTCTCCTTCACCTCGACTCCTACAAATTCAGTCACAACTTTAGGATCGATATCATATTTGTTCGAAAGTGTGCTTATTACTGTAGCTCTTTCCGTCATTTTCAATTTTTCGGACTTGTCCCACATAAATTGTGCACCTTTCGGAATCGGAAAACCAATTTCAATCAATCTAGGAATAACATTTTCATTCATTGAATACATGATAGATCTACAAATAGACTGTATAATGTTATTCGTCGTATCTTGATGTGCATCGGCTTTATATTGCCCGCCTTCTGCATCCAATAGCATTGTAGAGCTCATTAAAGCTTTAGACATTTCCTTATTACAGAATTCTAAGAAATCAAGAAAAAACTGATGTCCGTTTGCGCTGCCTGGCTGAACGTTCATAAGTTCATCATCTTTATCCATAACAATCCAACGCATGTTGACCCAATTCTTCAACATTTTAATCATGTTGTTTTTTCTAGTGTTATCTTTCAAACTGGTCTTCGATGCAATTGGAGGAATTCCGTAAAGCTTGTTAAACAAAGCCCAATATTTAGCTGTATCATTCTTGTAAATGAACCAACGCAAACACTTATTTAATTTACCAAGCTTCTTTTCAAATCGGTAAATACAATATTTATTATACGGTTCATCATCCCATTTACGCCAAACTTCTTGATCGTATTGTTGTTTTACTAAACCTCCTAAATCTGGGCGTACGTGCTTACGGTTCACCTCTTCAACCTGAATATTCATCGTTTTAGGGTCAAAATTGATAAACTGTATCAAACTAAAACCCCAAAGACGTACATTTACTTCAGCTTTGGCATAATCGGCAAACCAACGGCGTTGAAATAGCTTTGTAACTTCATCAAGTCTTTCGCCTTTTTCATCCACTATAAAGAAATCTTTCGATAAAACACCCTCGTTTAAGGCTTCGATTGCACCTTCAACGTGTGAATCTTGAATAAGATTTGCATAAAGATTGAATATTTCTACCCATGAAGATTGATATCCACGCTCATAAGGTTGATCGGCTGCACGCATAGCAACAAGCCAATCTCTAATAGTAGTTGGCCTATAATCGTTTCCAACAATCTCGTCTATATCTTTATCGATATTAATGCCTTTTCGATCTGCGTTTCTTATCTGGTTGACAAAATCACGCATTCTTACATCTGTAACGCCTTTTTCATTAAGGAAGTTTTCAAATGCATCCGCAAAACCTTCAACATGGTTTTCCTCGTTTGTTTTCTTTTCAGCAACTATAATCTTTGTTGCTTTTTGCCGCTGAGGAAATAAGCCTTTTATATTTCTAAATATCTTCATCTTAATAATCATCTAATGTTAGATCTTCAAATTCTCCAAATGCAACTTCTTGACCTGGATCGTCGTCGGCTACGTTCGTCCTTTCAGCAATCTTTAATTGCATTTTACCCATTTGGATATCGCGCAACATTTTCATTGCATTGTCATAGTCTATTTGCCTTTGTTCAGGGATTTGACGAGGGTTCAAACGTCTTGAAAGTGAATAAATGATCAAAATAACGACTATCTCAACTAGTACGCTATTTCGGTCGTCTTCTTCTGCAAAAAACTCGTTTTCTGCCAATGGAGTGCCCGCAGGAACGGCAACTTTTGCACGAAATAAACGCCTATTTCCGTTGCTGTCTTCTGTAGATGCAACCCTTTGGTTTACTACGTAAGTTGCAGTATTGGAATATTCCACAAAACCTCTTACCTCTACATCCATATTGTACCAATGTCTAGTATAACCTAGCATTTTTTCCATGGATGGACTTACTAAAGCTTGCCAAATTCTATCAGTTCCTTGAACTGCTGGATTTGTGCCAATTGCTTTCTTTCCTCCTGTCAACTCGTCCAAAGTTGTGTCGGAAAGATGCGTTTCAATATCTTGTCTCAATATATATCCGAGTGCCATAACTATAAATTAATCAAAATTTAGTGCATATACAAAAATATTTGGTATCAAAAATCATTTTGTATATGTTTTAATTGCTTTTTACATTCTTAATGTATACTTTAGTGGTGTAAATAATTATAAAAAACAAAAATATGATTACGATTGTAGACAAAGTAAAAGATATTGCGTCAAAGCAGTATGCAGGTTCTAACTATTTTAAAAGTAGAATCATTTCCCTTGATACAGGAAAATACTATGATATTGAAACTATCAAGTGGAGTATTAAAAACACCTGTCAAAAGGCTATGTCTGATCAAAAAGGTGTACGTCCTTTAGTGGATATCAACGAAGTTACCGAAGGAATACATTCAATTGATCCAATTACTAAAGAGCAATACGAACAATTGTTGCTAGTAAATAAAGAAATGATTTTCTTTGAAAATGTATTCGAAAACGTTAAAAACGTTAAAGTTTTGGTTAAAGACGTTTACGAAGAGTATTGCAATCTATTTCCAAAGCTTAACAAAACTGCATTCATGCACCGCCTAAAAGCATGGGTAAAGGATGCAGGATACAACTATGAATTTTTTAACCGATTAGCTAAAAGGAGGATTAAAGTATGGTAGTAAATGAAAACAACGAAATTAATTTTGAATTTAAAAAGCTTAAAGATCTTGAATTTCAAAATTTTCCAACTAAAAGACCAAAACACAGTAACACAGATGAAGTACATGATTGGTCACTTGAAAAATTAGAGGAAGAAATGAATCTTGTTTTGAATAGAAAATCAAACCGACCTTCAGCAGTGAGAAAAGAAATTGAAAAAGTTTACAATTATCATCTGTCAAAAGGTCAATTACCTAGTATTAAAAACACAATTGAAGATTTGGACGAAAAAATCTTAATGAGTTTGCAAAAAATTATTGTTGAAATATGCAAACAACAAGGTGTACATTCTCCAAACAAAGACTACTTGAGAAAGTTTGCAGTTTGTAAGGTGTCAAACCCAAAAGGCTCAGCAGCCTTTTTAACCTATGAAGTTTTCTTTTGCGCTGAGCATATTGGAAATATTTTCGGTCGTCAAGTAGCAGATGAAAACGGCTTCACAATCGATTTTGCATTTGCACCAATTAATAAACCAAATTCAATTCTTAAAGACCTAGTGTAATGAACAAGACAATACAACAAGTAGAAAGCATCCTTCAAGAGAAGGAAAACTACAAGCTAAACCGCTACGATAAGAAATTAATCAAGGACACCGTGAAAGCTCACAATTCAATTATAAGAATGTGTAGAGTTAGTGCGAAAAAAATGGATCCTATAGCCCTTGCAGCTATAATAATTGGAGGTTGTGCCGCAATAGGTTGTCTTATAATTCACTTATTCTAATGAGTAGCGATAACGACCGTTTTCAACTACCAGAAGACGAAAGAACAGATCAAACGGGCTTGGTAGTATCATTTAGCCCAAATTACAAATACAACGGTGAAAAAACTATTTACCGATGCAATGTAATTGTTAACGGAAAACATTCATACAATAACGTTTTACTTTGCCCCTTCACTGGTGTTATCGATATGGTTCAGTTTAAACATAGTTATAAAAATAAGCCGCTTAAAATGCGGGAAATCTATGTTGAAGTATTAAGACCTTTCGACGAAACACCACAAAAAGAAGAAGTCTTTGAAGACTGGAAAGTTTAAATTAAATCACCTCTATTTCGATAGGGGTGTTTTTTTTATAATTTTATTTGCTTTTTACATATATTGTGTATACATTAGCAGTGTAATCAAAAACGTTTGATATGCATAAGTATAAAAGTTTGAAATATCCAGGCAAAAAGCACGAAATAGATATGATACAAAGAGCGTATTGTTTAGCCAATAACGATAATTGTTTTGATATCCCGTGTTCAAAATGCCTTTTTTATGAATCAAATATGGACCAATTTGAAGATTGGTACAAAAACAATGTAAAACTATGATCAGATTTAAATCTATTGGGTTATCCCATTTCGAAGGTAAAAGTAAAAACGTTTTATTCCGTATATTTTACAGCGCTAGAAAAGATATGTATTATCTTACAGCTAATCACGCTAAAGATTATACGCGTTTCGATTCAAGAGAAGAGAATCTTTTTTTCAATGATCTTGAGGATGCAAAAAAGCATTGCGAAACCTTCAATCATTTAAAATTATCTTAATCGGTGATTCATTTCACCAATGTCTAATTAAATAAATAATTACAATGTCAAAATTTGAAAATTGCAAAACAAAAGCTCACGTTATTAAAGTAGCTCAGAATATTGAAAAGTCTAACGAGATTCTTCAAGAAAAATACAACAATCTTGAAGCGTGGCATAAGTCACTACAAAAGAACTTTAATGATCTATCGGACAAAAAAACTCAGCTAGAAGTTGACAACAAGTTTTTAATAGAGAAAACTCAAAAAGATTCTATAAAGGTACAAGAGATAAAGGAAGCTTTTGACAAGCACAAAAAGGAATCTAAAACTCTTGTCGATTATCTACAAGATGAAAAAGCAAAGCTAGAGGAACAAAACTCGCGTCTAGTAGACAATTGTAGTACTTTGCGTAACAGTTGGAATAAAGAACGTTCAAGAAAGTGGTATCACAAACTATTCAATCTTGATCATGAAGGCAAAAAAATACGTCCATCAAAGCCGATGTGTAAAGCGTAAAGCTTAAAAACCTATTTAAAAGCTGATGTCGTTAAATCGATATCAGCTTTTTTGTTTATTTTCCTCGATATATATAAATAGTTTTGTATATTTACAACATGTCTAACTAAAAACAAATAAAATGAAAGAAATATTATTCAAAGCACGAAGGGCTAGTCATAACGAATGGCTATACGGATCTATTATTGATTCAGGAATTAATTGTAGGATTTTTGAGACAGGCAAACACATTATTACCCCTACTGGATTTTACACAGGAATAGAAGTAGATCCGAATACAGTTTGTCAATATACAGGATACGAAATGTTTGGAGAAAAAGTATTTATTGGTGATGTGTGTTCTAACAATTACGGAACAGACAAAGAAGTAATTAGAGTAGTGTGTTGGCATGAAGGTTCTATTGTGTTGAAAAGAATTAAAGGTAGAGGTCGTCTTCCTAAATATATTTCGCTTCATGAATATCATAAATTTAATTACAAAATAATTGGAGATATTTACGATTTTATAAACAACCGCCGAAAGGCATAGCATAAAAAACATATGAAGCCAAAAAGAAACAATTACAGAGTATGTCCATATTGCAAAAGATACATACCACTCCCTTACAATTTTAATGATCACAAGAAGATGTGTAAGAATTTAAACCATTCAGTGAGATATTTAGAAGATTAATTTTAACCGCCAAACACAACCAATACCGTCACTAATAATGACGGTATTATTTTTTGCTTACTTTCCTCGATATTTATAAACATTTTTGTTTGATTTTTTTAAATATTGTTTCTATATTAGTGGTGTAATCAAATTCATACATCATGAAAAAAATATTAAGATTTAGAACAATAGACAAGTGGAACGTTTGCGAAAGTGAACCAATTAGAGCGGCTTATTTCTTTTTGAGTGATAGAACAAACTATTTACTTGCAGTTGAACAAGAGAGTAAAAGAAAACATATTTGGGAGGCTAGATTTTACGGAGAAAAAGTAAAAATTGAAGCCACATTGAAAGAAGTTGAAAATCCTGATGTTATTGTTACTTGTATTATTGCAGGTGAAAAATCAAAAGTGTATGTCAAGTGTGAGAAACAAGTCTTTATTGGGTATAATAAGAGTAAGAAAAAGGAAATACCTGAACAAAGTACAGAAGACTGGTGGAAAGAACAAATGGCATTTCAACCTAAGAGAAGTAAAAAATAAATATTAATAATTTTAAAAATAAAAACATGAAAGCAAGCTACAAAATGTCGAAAGACGAAATTTCAAAGCTATTAAGAGCAAAGATTGGTAATGAAACTTTAGTTTCTGTAAGTAAAAAAATTGGTTTAAGCAGTACTCTTGTTAGTAGATACATTAATGAAGATTATGAAATTGGGTCTTTAAGTAGATTCGTCATAGTTCAGTATATAAATGACGAGCTTGATCCTGAATTTAACAACAGAACTATAGAAGATTATTCGGAAAAACAGTTATCAAAAATGAGATTTAATCTTTCATATGTATTATCACCTCTTGGTCATAACCCAGCATCTATTGAAAGAATTCATAATCTAAGTGATGGAACTATTAATAAAATGTTTAAAAAAATATCAACAATGAGGCAAATAAGATTAGCCTCTTATATCTGTAAGAATTATCCTATTAAAGAAGTACTTGATTTTACATCTAATGAAGAAGTGTCTAATAAGGATGTTGTTAAAAAAACTTTTTCTAGACTTAATTCTGAAAAATATGAAAAACTTGGTAGACTTTATGCAGAAGGTAAAACCGAAGAAGCTCACAGATTAAAGCTAGAAATAGTTAACCAAGAGGAAAATAAGATTATATTAGAGATCTTAAAAAGTGATCTAGCTGTTGAGATTATAAGGGAACTTATCTTTACAATTAAAGAATATAAAGATGTTAGTACTTTAGAAGCTTTAGTACAAGCAAAACAAGCATGGATCAAGTAATTTTTCACTTTTCCATCAACCAAAAGCAGCACGCCAAATCAACGTGCTGCTTTTTTCATGCTTTTTATCGCTTCTAAGCGACTTTCTTTTCATTCTGATACAAAGTAAAGGGCAGCCCCTAAAGACCACCCCCACAGCATGGAAATCGTTTTGAATCAAATTTTTATTTCCTCACCTGCGTAGATAATTATACTTTCAGTTGTTTTTACTTCACCTTTGTGTTCGATCTTATTTGCAAGCCCTAAATCTTGAGCTATAATGTTTGGATTAAACGCGCCAATCGATGCACCTTCAAACTTTTGGGTCCTAATAATTTCCTTAATACGCTTTATGATTTCCGAATACTCTTCAAAGCCTTCTCTATTCTCGTAGTCGTGTAGAGTGCTTGTACCAGTACTCATGAAGGTGCAGAGCCCTCCTAAAGTGTAAGGTCTTACAGTTGGTACAGAAATGAGTTTTCCTGCCATCTTACCACCTTTAACGAGTTCATTTTTAAAGTATGGGTTTTCATCACACCACTGGAAATACTCTACTGCTTTTTCCCAAAGTACTTTTGGATTCTCAAACGCTCTTGGTCTTCCACCTGGGTTTTTCTTTACTTTTCCGTCTTTATCAAACTCCATTTTCGTATTCTCCCAAATCGGCGCTACTTTTTGAGTCTGTAAACCTTCTACCTTATCTTTTAAATCTTCAACGAGTGAAAACGCTATTTGTAATCTGTCTTCATACTCCTTTTCTGTATTCTTATCCATGTTTGCTGTGTTTGTTTTAATCAATATACAAAAAAAGAACCAGACCGCAAAAATTTGGATCTGGCTCTCGAATGTCAAAAACGTAGTCTCTATGTATATGTCCTATGCAATGATAGTAATTATTTTTTAATCTGCAAAGAAATTAGTCTTTTATTTTGTCTTCAATGAACATTAAGACCATATCTTCAAAATTCTTTTTTAATTCTTCTCTGGTTTTGCCTTCATATAAAAAAAGATGTCTTGTATCTAGTATTTTACCGTGAAATATTTCATCTTCTTTTGAATAAATAACACAACCTTTAATTCCTTTGTATTTGATTATTTCCAAAATTTTTGGTTTTTTGTTATTCTTACCCTTAAAAGGAATTGTCAGTTCATATTCTTTATTGTTGAATTTTATAGGAAATTTCATCTCTAACGGCAAAATGCATTTTCTACCTTTTTCTTCTAGCTCAGAAATTTTTTTCTTTATTATATTCTTTATAACATCTCTCATTCTATTTCGTTTTTGATTTAAATTTGCACAGAACCCTCGAAACTGTGCGTTGTGCCTTTAAAATTCGCCCCTTTGCACTTACATCTTAATGATGGCGGGGAAGAGGATTTTTAAAACCTAATCGGATTACTAGTCCTGAATTTTAAATATCAGTTCCCATGGTTTTAATTTTTAAATTTGATCTAACCACTTCTCGTAGATCTTGAGCGAAATAAGCCCCCGTTAAGGGGCTGTGTTTCTACCATTCAATTCTCAAAACTTTTTTATCTCTTGAAGGTAAATAAGATTTATATCCATCTGGTTTGTAAAAATATTCATTTGATTTATAAAAAGATTCATCTTTGCAGTCAATTATATAACCAAGATCAACCAATTCAATTATTTTATCTTTAGATAATATGAAATTAATATCACAATGATTAAAACCTTTATTGGCAGAATCATGAATCATGTCATCTACTCTACCGCTTGCACTTCTCAAGCTTAATTCTTTCATTTGTTTTGCATTTTCCATTTTGATTGATTTTAATTATTAATGGATGAGTCAACCTCTTCTCGTGACTCTTGAGTGTTTTTAAAAATATTTATCAAACTCGTTTTTTACCATTCTTTTTTCTAACCACTTCTCAGCTCTCTTGTACACTTCTTTTGGTGTTTCTATTCTGAGCTTTGTAATTAAGAATCTTCTACTAAAAGCTTTTTTATGTATTGTCTTTATTGTAAATTCATCTTTGTATTGCTTATGTGGAGCTCTAAATTCTATAACACCAATCAAATAACTATCTAATAGATACCTTATTATTCTACCATTTAGTTTTCCGTGAGTCTCTTGTTCTTTATATGTTTTGTACATATTTATTATTTTTAATATTAAAAAGAACCAGTGGAGTGCTACTAAATGGAATTATCCACTTTCGCACTCAGTTTTTAAAAAAAGGTTCTTTAGCAGTCCATACGGGACTCGAACCCGTGATCCCTAGGCTGACAACCTAGTACTCTAACCAACTGAGCCAATGGACTATTGAGCTATTTACCGCGTTATTTGGGAGATCTTAAAGTCTTGAGGGTTGACTTTACCACTGAATAATAAAAACATAACAATTAAAAAATTTTTTGTGGGCGGGCACCTACAACGACTACCCGCCACTTTAACCAAAAAACAAAATAACTATGAACAATTTTTGCTATCACTTTGTACAAATATACAAATTATCCTTATAAATGCAAAAAAATCAATAACTTTCTTCATAGTCTTCAAAAGGATCGACCGACAAAGGTTCAGAAGGTTCAGAAAAACGACCATCCCATTTATGAAACACATCATTTATTAATCGGTGGCATAGATATCTTTTACAATCTGAAAAGTGACCGTGTTTTTCGTAACTACTACCTTCATCATCGGTTTCCCTCTTTTTCTCCATTGTTCCGTCCATCGCTTTTTTAACACTCATGTAATCTGAAATCGAGTATTTGCATGTTTCTCCGATTATTAATTTCCATCCATCATAACCCGCGTGAAGTGCGTTCACAAATTCTCCTGTTTTAGCAATTCTAGGATTTGATTGTGCAATTTCATCGATTGTTTTAAATTCTGAGGCTAATTGTTCTAGAAACAAATCAAAGAATGATTTTTTGTCAGGATCAATTGTGTTTTGATTCTTTGTAGAAGCATCGCCGTAAATGTATAAAACATCCGCGTATTCAACTTCATTCAAATATTCTGCAACCAATCGACCTAAACCGCTAGCATGATTATTTGGATCTGAAGCGGCAATTTCGTGAAACTGTACCAATTTCTTTTGTTTTGGGTACACCTGCCAGAATGAAGCTGAGCAATAAGGCAAACTGTTCGCATCGATGGAAACGTGCACAGTCGTTTCGGGATCATAGAAGACACCTTTTACTTGATCCATAGTAAACTGATGCCAAAAAGCATTTGAGGTCTTTAAAACCACGTCCCAGTTCCCCAAAACAAACACCTCGTATTCATAAAGAGGCATATTCTTGATATTTTCTAAATATGACTTTGTTAAGTTTGCTTCATTATCGGTTACATATGAAGGCAAATAATAAACGTGTTTCGGCAAATGTTTCGGCTTTGCATTTTTCTGAATCAATTCTTGATCAAGTTTCCAAGGATCATAAATCAATTGTTTTACCCAAGTTTGCGTAGGGTTACAAGTCATTAAAACCAATGGAGGCGGCTGCTTATCAAGTGGTACGTTTGGGATGATATAAGAGCCCGCACGCTCGATACATTTGTAATATGTTACCTCTCTAATTTCCGAAACCTCTTCAAGTATAAAACCGTTTGTTTCTAGTCCTTTAAATGATTCTAACGTTTTATCTCGATCATAGTTTTCACCTTTAAACATGATCATTGAACCGTTTGGAAACATAAAAGTTTGGTGTTGTTCATTAATTTTTACGTCTACACCAGTTATAAACTTATTTAGTGAAGGTCTTGTATTTTCACGTAGTCTTTTCAAATCTTTTCGCACTATTACCCATCTAGACCCTGGAAAAATCTTACAAAGTAAAATCGTGATGCACAAGACTACGAAAGTCTTGCCACCACGAATTGCACCACCAAATAAGAAAACTGTATGTTCTGCCTTCATTACAGTATCTATAAACTGTACCTGCTTTTTATTATTAGGCTTGAAGACAACATTTTTAGTTATTTTTTCCATACTAAAATTTTACTTCAGTTGTGTCCTTATTCCATTCTTCAAAAGTAATTCCACCACCTTTTTGAGTGGTGTCTTTTTTAGTTTTGGAAACTCTATCCAATTCCTCTTGATCCAAATAAGTTTTTTCACAAGATGTTAACATTAAACCAAACAAGAATAATACTTGAATTACTAAAACTAAAAAACCTAAACGGGATAATTTTCTCTTATTCATGTTATTAAATTTTAATTTATTTTCTACGACTATCACCCTTTAAAACAAGAGTATGAAACAATTCTATTAAACGATCTGCTACGGTTTCACCGTACAATTCTGTCAAAGTAGCGATCTTATAATTTCCAGTAGCGAAAGTAACACATCCTTTATCGTATCGCTTCAAAAACATATCGATAAGCGGAAATTCCTCAGTACCGTAGTTTACTACTTTTAATTTTTCTTTCCCAATATCATCAACAAAGAATGCAGCATTGTACATTTGATCTTTTAACATTGCATCTTGATCGCTTAGCTTTTTTTGAGAAATCAAATCAACGATCTTTACTGCTGAACATGATTTTATAACCTTGTTGTATCCAGATTGTAAGCTGATATCATTCCAAACATTGACGAAAGTTTGCATGATGATAGTTTTACCACTTCCAAGATTACCAAGCAAAAGAATTCCTTTATTCAAGTTTCCTTCGTATTTATCGCTTCCAATCATGTAGAAATAAAGCTGATTTATAACATCTCTATTATCATCATCGATAATAAATTCAGAGTTTGGGTCACGCTTTGAAAGCTCTACATTTGCATAAGCTATAAAAAGCTCTCTAAACATTTCTACCGAACAACCTTTAAAAAAAGGTCTTAATTGCCTTTCTTTTGCTTTTTTAGCAAGATTTTTGGCACATTGTAACATCTTTTCAAAATTTATCGCTTGCATATCCTATTCTGTTTTTTGCGGTTTGTAATCCAAATTCTTTAGCCAGTTTTTTAACCTCTGGTCTGGTTTTATTTTCTCCTCGTTCCCAATTTCTGACGGCGGCTTTCCAGTCTTTCATTTTATTTTTGCCTACCATCCAACCTTTAGACTCGTAAAAATCGACAAATCTTTGCGCGTCCACGTCGTTTTTTCTTTCTTGACAATAAGCTTTAACTTCTTCAAGAGAAGGTTTAGAAAAAATATTTCTTTTTTTAGGTGTAGTTGGAAAACTTGTTTTCCCCTTATTATCCTTTTTAATATCATTAACATTAACATTAACATTATCATTTACATTAACATTATCATTAACATTATCAGCGATAGAAGCGATCGTATGCGATTGCTTAGTTTCGCTATCTGATCGCTCACTATCGCTATGCGATCGGTCTGCGATCGGTAACTCATCGGTAACTATCGCTATGCGATCGGTATGCGATGTTTTGCTATCGCTATTTGATTCTTTGCGATCCTTAGCGATTTTCAAAGCCTCTTCAAAAGATACTTCACCATTCTCATATCGAAGATATATATCAGGGTGCCATCTTTTGAGATTTCCAATTTTTGCGCCTTGTTCTTTTCTCTCTATAGCAGATTCGTACTTTTTCAAATCGCGCTTTAGCTGCTGTTTAATCGGCTCGAAAGCTAAATTTACCATCATATCATCACTTACAGGATTTTCATCGTTTACGTAAGCGAAAATATGCTTTAAAAGCTTTCCTGCAATTTCATCGGGCAACATATCGACAACGCTTTTTTGATCTGCGTACAAGACGAAAGATTTTTTGTCTTTAGCCATTGTTTTTGATTTTAATCTGTTCTTGAATCCAATCATGAAGATTTTCAACGTAAATTAATTCGATACCAGGAATTTCCTTGTAAATGTGCAAAGTTCCTCTATTAACTCTATTCTGAATAGCTACAGGACTAATTCCTAATTTTTTTGCTAGTGCTGATTTTGCTATTAAATCGTTTTTAGGTACTTCACCTTTTTTAATTCTTTTAGGCATAATTTATAATTTTAATATTTACATCAAAGTAAGTTATTTTTTTTAACTAGTGCAAATCTTTAACGTGAAAATTTTAATAAAAAAAATCCCTAGATTTTAACTAGGGAAATTTTATCTAATCTTGAAGCCTTTATCTTTGAGCTTATTTTTTATTATTTCGATACCTGTTATATAATCGACTCTATCCATTTTAAAAGTTCTCTTTGAGATTTCTTCAAGATTTTTTACCTCTTGTTCTCCATGTAATTGAATTAACTTTTTTCGGTATCGAATTTCGTCACCGTCTTTGTGTCGATTACAAACTCTACATTGTGGATAAACATTTAAAAGGCTGAATCTTGTTTTCAAGAACTTTCTAGATATAAAGTGTCCTGCGTCGACGTTTCTCCAATGATCTTCAAAATTACATGTTATGCATCGGACAAAGCCGCGATCGTCCGCGTGAAGCTGTCTAACGTATAGAGAAAAGAGTCTATCTAATTCAGCTTGTAGTTGCGAAAGAGTTTTTTTTGAATAATCCATTTTAAAACTTTTTTAAGATGTAACCTATTTCTTTTTCCGAATCCCATCTATAAACTACGTTAGGATATTGGTTTGCGTATTGTATGAATTCTAAATGTGTTTTTCCAATTATTGTTTCCATAGTGTTTGATTAATCCTCTTTAAAGAGGCGGTTAAATTATGTTTAAAATAAAGCCCCAATAAAGGGGCTATGATTAATCGTTTACGTCTACTGGGTGAATGTTCTTTTTGTTCCAGTCAGGTTGCTTCATTTCAATGATTCCAAAGTGACCTTGTTCAGCGTACATATCGAAACTAGGTACAACTTTTGAAAAGTCCGCATCTGCGATAGATTGTAAAGCGTGGCGATATTTATGTTTCCCTATCTCTATATCTTCGGGATTCCATTTCAACAAAGCTACTCCATAAGGAGGAACAGTTTGAATCATGATCATTAAAGTAGTGGCAAAATCTCTACCAGTTGCTTTACTAGCTACCTCTTGATACATTCCTTCACTTGTTTCATAATTCAACTTTGCTGAATGATAGTAAAAGTGTCCAAGTGTTTCGCATGATGTAGTTTTTACCGAAATGATAGCATCTACACCAATGTTTTCAGCGAATTGGATGGCATCAGGTCGAATTTTAACGTCAAGACCTGTTTCTTCATCTTTCACGTACATTGAAATTTCACGCTTTGAATGTTTCAACAATTCAGGAAGAATACCATTACCGTAACGCATGTAATTTGAATGAGCGATATCGATAATCATTTTCATATCTTCACTTACAACGCGTAAACCAGAAATTTGAATCAAGTTATTCAAGTATTCTTTCTTTCCGTCGCGCTTGTCGATATCTTTAACAGTATCTTTGTAAGCTTTTTCGATCGCTTCTTCTGCTTGTATTGGCGCTGAACCTTCTGGAAAAACTTCACCTTTATCACGTATAGTTTCTTCCCAAAAATCACAAAGCATATCTAAATCACTATTGTTTGCTCGTGAAGCTTTCGGTTCAACAATTACACGCGAAAATTTAGTAGGTTCAAGTACACATTCATGAAGGTAAGTACCCAATTTGAAATGATCTTTTTCACCTTGTAAAGCTTCAAGCTTTTTACGGCAATTTTTTTCAAATTCATAATGTAGCATTGTATTTAATGCCTTCTTGATAGTCCCAGAGCTCAAATTAGGAGATTCTAGGTACTTTCTCATGTCGTCCTGTACAACAATACCATTTGATCTAATATCGTCCGTGTAAACGTGAATATTGCGTTTTCTATTTTGTAAGAAATTAACAATTTCACTAACTGTTGGATATTCTCCCAAAGGTCTTGTGTACTCAAGTGTAGAATTAAAAGATTCTACTTTTGCCTCTTCTGCGTTAAGCACAGCCTCCATATCGAAGGCTTGTGCGTTTTTTAAAAATTGGTTCATAGTTTAAAAATTATAAAGTTCAAATGGATACTCGTTTTCCCAAATAGCTTCTAATCGACAAAGCTGCTTTTTCTCGATTTGCTCAAGAGTTTGAATAATACTCTTTGCAGGTTCACTAGGTGGTTCAGGAGTTACGGTAAATTTAGTATCTGTTTTACCTGTTCCCTCGCGATTGATATTGATATCATAACTACGAGGATCACCCCATTTTTCATTGTTGAAAAGCGCGTACATTGCTTTCAAAATAGAAACTTGCTTCACCTCAAGAATTTTAGGTGTATTGGTGTTGTAATCCCAAACAAGCATTAACCAAAAGTGACGAGAGCCTTCAAATTTTCCGTCTTCACCACGTTTTGCTCTTAATTTTTCAAGATCTTCATTTGTGAAGTCTCCTGCTTCCATGTTTCTACGAATAGGCTGCTTGTCTTCATTGAAAACTACATAACCCATAATAGGAGTTGATAAAACTCGAACATTATTTTCACCAACTGAAAGTTTCATGAACTGGTCTTTCTTGTCAGGTACTCTGTAACCTGTAGGTAAAAAGTCGTTTTGTTTTTGAATATTTGCTTTCATAATTAAAATAAAAATTTGATTCACTACAAATGTAATACTTTTTTATTTACCACCAAATAATTTATAAACTTTTTTTATTTGTTTTTTTAATTTTTTTGTTTTATCTTTGTATAGAATCAAATTTAAATATTATGAGACATATAAAAGATGTAATTCAGGAAATTAGAGAAAAGGCTAATGATGTGCCACAATTGGGATCTTTTGAAACAGAAGAGGCAAAGGATTGTGAAGATACTTTAAAAAAAATAGTATCTATGATAGATAAAATAGATGAATCTGATTTAACAGAGCATTTATTGGATAAAATATTTATAACCGCAAACGCCTGTGAATGTATCGATCAAGATAGTAATTCAGCGGATGCAGTTTGCTTGTGTGATACTTTAACAGAAATTGTTCAACTAATAGATGATTTATCATGAAAGAAGGAGAAGCAAGAATCGGAGCTATGGAGCTCTTTAGACTTCGAATTAAAAAGAAGTTTAAAACGAAAAAAAAGTACTGTGAAGCTTTAGGAATTGCAGAGCAGTCTTACAAACACAAAGAAAAAACCCTTTCAAACAGTATCGAAAGGGTTAATAAAATTTTAAAGCCTTTAGGGCTTAAAGTATTGATAGTAGGGGATTAGTCCTCTACTTTTTTTTGCTTATATCCTCGTCCAACTTCTTACCTAAAAGAATTTTTGCTTTATTAACGATTCTTTTCATTTCCTCTTTGGTAATCTTGTCGTCTTTAGTTGCGTTTTCCACCTCCTGCAACAAATCTATTAATTGTAAAAATTTCTTTCTTACAAACGCAAATTTGCTACCGAATACAGTAGTTAACAATGCGAATAAACCAGAGGTCAAAAAACCAATGTTTTCAACGATCCATGAAGTTTTTTCAACTTCTACGGCTTGTTGTACAGGTTCAACACTAAGGGCAAATGAAGCAACGCTAAATAGCCCAAAAAATAATAAAAATAATACTAGCTTTTTCATGCTGTTAAAATTTAAAATTAAAAACTTGACAGATTAATTGCTTCTCTGTCGTTTACAATCTCTCACCGTTTGTCTAATTTCTTTGTTTGACATTGACGGCGTAATTTCGAATTTTTGATCGATGTTTTGAACGTTTCCTTTTCCGCGAACTTTATTTTTAACTGTACCGTTGTACTCGTTAACTGTTGTAGGTTTGCGAAACTTATAAGATAGAAACGAACCCAATGCAACACCGAAGCCGAAAGCAACAATATACGAAATAGTTTCCATAATTCAAAGTTTTCTACCGAAATGCGGTGCGTCTGGCGTCTTCCAGAAACCACCCCAATAATTTTTAGAGTTCAAACCTTCCCAAAATCTAGCAAGTTTGATCACTTTTGAATTTTCTTGAGGCTTGGACAAATATTTTCCATCATCGAAAAAGTTGAAATCAATCGCTAATTTTCGTTTATGATCACTGTTTAAAGTCCAGGACCTTTTTGGAGCTTTCACAAACTCTAATTCGCCGTTTTTAGCGACGATATCTTTCCCGTAGTAGAAAAGTAGCTGCTGAGCGTCAGAACGCCACAAATGTCCTCCTGTGAGCTTTAAACCTAAAACTTTGGCATACTCAATAAGCTTTGCAACATCTTGTAAAAATTCCCATTGTGCGTTTGATACACTCATATTTAAAATTTCTTTAAAATTTGTTTCACATCACGGTTTGTTTCTTCCGTAGTTCGTTGCATACTTTCAAAACGCTTTTCAAATTGATTAAATTCACGAAGATCTAATTTCATATTAATAAGAGAATTCAATTTCTCATCCTCTCTTTTTCGTTCCTTTACCTCCTTTTGAATAAGTAAATTTTGCTTTTCAAGAACTTCATATATTTTCTGCCTCTCTATAGCATTTTCGTTTTTATCTTGCGTATAAATATAGCCAATTAAACTACCTGCAAATAAAACAACAGTCATAAAAGCAGTAATAATTTTACCTATATTTTGGGAAAACCAATTTTCCATTATTTCTTGTTTATTAGATGAATAATTAAAAAAATTAAAAATAAACAAAAAGAACAGATATTTCTTATATCTCCATCTTTCATATACTCAATATACGTATTATAATCGAAATTTGCTGAAATTGCAGAATAAAATCGAAAAATAATTAGTCCTAAAGAATATGAAACAGCTCCTAAACACGTAAGTATGGATAATGAATTGTTAAGTTTATTTAAGTATCCCATAAGAAGAAATACTATAAATAACTCTCTAGTTGTTTTTATAAAAATACTCCATTCAACAACTCGGAAAACTCCTAATTCATTATAGATACTTGTAAGGATGAAGTACATCCCCACAAGTAAAACTATCCAAAACTTATTAAAAATATTTTTAATTTGTTCCATTGTATTAATTTGTTTTAGGAGGTGGATCTTTTTCGCCTGGCTTATGTCCATTGTTGTTTCCTCCATTGTTGTTTCCTCCGTTATTGTTTCCACCGTTTGTTGGTGGATCATCTTCGGGATCTGGGCACATGTGCCAAAATTCTTTTTTAACCATGATAAATGATTTAATTGTTTTGTGTCAATATTGACTTTATTTTTATTTTAATTTTGAACTTGAAGTACAATATGTCCTCTTAACCCTATTGTGTTATTAAAGTCAATTGAATCATAAGTTGAACCATCCCTTCTACTTACTGTTATCATAGATCCAGAAATAGATACATTTATTGCATCAAAATCAACAACTATATTGTTATCATCATTTCGAATATTAAATGTAATTCCTTTTATCATATTAACGGTTACGCCTGTAGGTAATCCAACAGTTACAGAGGCATCCGCATCCATATTCCAACCTGAAAGAGTAACAGTAGCAGTGTAAGTGTCTCCTGATCCAATATTTGTAAATGTTGTACCGTTATTTGAAACCTGCCATCTATCGCTCGTTTCATTATAACGTATTTCGGGTTTATTTGAATCAATATTGTTTGCAATGATAGATTTATTATTCGTACTTGATCCGTTTCCTATCATTAAATTATGACCGTTTAATAATGTTTCTTGAACTGATGTGTTTCCCAATACTATTTGATTGGATTTAGTTATAGTTGATTCATATCCAATTGCGGTTGAGTTTTCAATTATCTGCGTTGCAGCTGATCTTGTTGATGCCCCTAAAAAAGTACATCTATTCATAACATGAGAAAAAACTGTACGACCAGAATTAAAACCAAAAGAACAATTAAGATCTCCTGAAGTAAGTGTACCAAAAGCACTTGATCCAAAAGCTGAATTACTTCTACCAGTAGTATTACTATCTAAAACATCACTTCCAAAAGCACTATTATCATCACCAGTGGTATTACTACTTAAAGCATCATATCCAAAAACACTATTATCATCACCAGTGGTATTACTATTTAAAGCATCATATCCAAAAGCACTATTATATTCACCAGTAGTGTTATTTCTAAGTGTATTAATTCCAAAACATGAAATAAAATCTCCTGTTGTATTAGATGAAAGAGATCTTCTTCCAAATCTCTCATTATTAACCCCAGAAGCTGTAGAAGTTATTTCACCCAAAGCCGTCAAATCTCTGGCTGACCAATCTACAGTAGTTAAATTAGAATTTCCTGGATGATAAATTGGATTTAAATTTTGATTTGTGAGGAGTCTAAAATTCCATGTATTATCTGGATTTGTTGTCCAATTTGCATCAACCGTTGCAGTCCTTGAAAAACCTAAATAATTAATTATAGTTCTTACTTGAGATGTTTCACCTGCTTTAAAAACTCGTATTGGCATACCGTGATAAGCACCATTAACAGTTGAAGCCGTAGAAGGCAGAACAATAGTGTTATTTGTACTTGAAACGGTCATTCCGTTTAATGATTCAAAATCCCCAATTTTCCAAGTATCATCATTTTCATCAAATACTAAACCTTCATCAATTAACGTTCCACGGTCTATTTGAACACCTGCGAATCTACTTGTAACACCTGAACCACTTTCGCCACTGTTTAGTAAAACAACATTATCGCTTACATCGATATCGGTAACATTTTGTCTTATGAAATTACCTGAAACGGTAACATCGCCGCTAAATGTTGCATTTTGTTGAAAAGTAACAGGTCTATTTGTCCTTGCTACTGTTGTAGAATCACGAACGAAATCCCTCCAATTTGTTCCATTATGAATATGTAGTATACCGTTGTTGTCGATATAAAAATATCCATTTCCTAAAGTTCCCGTAGGAGCTGAGGTTTTTGGTTTGATAGAAAATTCATTTGTAACCCTTAATCTTGGGGTTATTCTTTGAGCTTCAACGCCTAGCGTCAAGATCAAAATACATAATAAAGCTAAAAACTTTTTCATGCTGTTATACGTTAAAGTTTAATATTCTGTAAATTAATGTTCCTTGATTAAAATCAGGATCCGCAATTGTCACGGTAAAGCCGCTTGTAGATTTGTTTGATATTTCTACCATATCCATAGCCGAAGCTCCTTGAGTAGTCCTGTAAATATCTACTACAATCTCGTAATCAGTACCAGATAATCCCTGAACAGGTATATTAGTGACAGTTTGAGTTATATTCACTCTAAATGCAGTCACACCCAATTCAGAACCAATTTGAGCTTTTATATCTGAAAAAAATATATTTTCCGCTAAGGCTTCACCTGGCTTTCCTACCGCGATTCTATCGTTTTGATCTAATCTTGTTTTTCGTGTTTGATTGAATAAATCTGCCATTTGATTATGTATTTGCAATCCATGGATTTCCTAAACCATCCGTAAAAATTGTACCAAATGAATCCGTCCAGTATTCTACATTTGGTCTATTTTCTGGCACTGGGTTAACGTAATCCAATCGTTGATTATTTGTTTTATTTTTAATTCTAAGATTTCCTAAATTCTCGTCGAAGGTTAAAACTTGACCTATTCTTATATCTGAGTCAATGGATAAATTATTGTCACTGGCTAACCTAAACAATAATTGCGATGTGCCGTAAACTTGAAGACACACATCCATTAAACTTTGAACTTTTATTACTGTAAAATTTGCCATTATATCAAACTTTGAGTTTCATCCGTAACTTTTCTAGCTTCTCCAATAGTGACTCTTATTTCTTCTTGATTCACTTGATCTATGAATAATTGATCCACAACCCAACCGTCAAGATTTAAAGCGTTTGTTACTTTTGAAGCGATTTGGCGCGAGTTTAACGGTGAATCTTGATCAAGGTCTAAGTTTGCGCCTAGTGTTGGATATCTTCTAAAATTACCAACGTGAGCGTTCACAATTGCGCCGACATGTTGCTCTATTGCATTACCCGTAACTAAATCGCCGTTTACAGCTTGAATTTCACTGTCGCTATTTAAAACTATATCCCCGTGTTGTATCGACATTAGTGTTTAAAATTTAAGTTTTCGTAATCATCTTTATCGAAATCGTCTGCGTCTGTTATTGTAATTGCGGGAACTGGTGCCGATGTAGGCGATCCCGATGCCGCGCTCGTGTGCGTATGATTTTTCAAAGATGTATTAATTTCGTTCACTTTTGCTACTAATTCATTTAGCTTACTAGTAATTTCGGAAATTTTTATCAAACCACCAAATGTTCCGTTCTGAAATACGATTTCCTGAATATCTGAATACATAGCTACAAATCCCGTAGTTTTGTCGCTCCATCCTACTAAAACAGGCTTTTGCAATGCGGGAACAATTATCAAACCTAATTCAGTATTTAATTGTTGTAATCTTATATCCTCGAAAGTATCACCGTTTGCTATGTTAACCGTACATGTAGATTCTGCTAAATTTACAGCGGTAACAATTCCTATTCGATGATACATTTCTTCACCCATCATATAAGAGTCAAAAATCGCCTTCAGTATTTCGGCGGGCGTCATTTTGTTTGACGAAAACGGTTTTGATGAACTATTTATTTCCATTATCCTAAAGTTATTCCCAATAATAATTCTTGTCTATATCCTATTCCTACGCCAAAACGCTTTCTTACTTCAACAATAGCGTAATTTGCGTTTTTTTCTGGTACAACGTCGTCAATTACTTGACAAATATCACCGTGACGCGCTGAAGGTTGTCCGTAAATTGTTATCGATCCATCACAACCCGTAAAAGATAAAGCTTCAAGCCTTCTGCGTGCCAAATGCTGTAAATCTGAAATTGAAAAATCGGTTTGTCCTCCGATGTTGAATTCATTTATACTGCCTGACGTAGGTTTTACGCGCGTAAATCTTATCCTTTGTGGTGTACCTTCATAAAATGCATAAACTTCCTGCACAACGCCCGCACGGGTTATATTTGTGGCTTTTACCACAATCCTATCGGCTTGACTTTGTTTAAAGTTAAAAGAGCTTTGCCCAACAGGTACATTTCTTTGAAAATGTGCTCGAACTACTCGCTTTGGCGTTTGATCTGCATTGGCATCTATAATAAGATCCCTGCCTCTAAAATAACAATACAATCTAAACTTATCTTGTAATTCTGCAATTACGTCGATGATAGTTGATGTTTTAGAAATTTTCCAATCGCCAATGTTTGAATTATGAATAAAAATATTCAAAGTTCTTCCCGCAATAGTTCCCTGAATCATTTGTACATCTGAGTCAGCTCCCGCCACTGGTATAGGTGCAGAAACAGCGCCTAAATTCTCAAGGACTTCAGTCATCATGTTAACAATATTTGTTTTTTTAACAACAGTATCCTCACCAACACTTTCCCTTTTGTACAAGTACGCTTCATCTTCACATCTTATAACACATGTCAATTCTGGTATAACTTGAGAAACATAACCTCGAAATTCTTCAACCAATTCAGGTTCATAACCCAATTGTACAACAACTTCACTCCCTAGCTCAATCAAATCAGAAATTTTTTGATTTGAACCAGGGATTCTGTTGTTTATTTTTATTTCGCACGTATCAGTAAAATTGTTTCTTGAACTTACAATTTCAACCGATTGCACGTAAGGCAAAACGCGCCCGTTTATTGTTATACGTTGATTGTTTGTTAACATATTAAATCGGTCTTATATCAGATAAAGTTTTTAACAATACATCTACTACAGCTTGTCCCGCTGCTGCTCCTCCTTCTGTAACGTTTGTAGTAGATAAAGTGCCAACACCCGTCAAACTATTAATATTAATATTGAATGTTTGAATTTTTCCAGAAACAACGCCCTCGGCTTGCAGCTTTTTCATTTCATCCGAAAAATTAAAGTCAAATTCTGGGGTAACTCCTCCGACACTAGGCATTTTTATAGCAGTTTTTTTGGCTTTTTCCATAATAGCCAATACTTCTCTTTCGTACTGCTGTCTACTTGTTTTGTCAACTTTAAATATGCCTTGAGCTATATTTTTAACATTTTTAAAGTACATTTTAGCAGACTTTAGATTTCCGAACATTCCTTGTTCTATGCCTTTAAAAACGTTTGATAATATATTTCCAGTTTTTGCAAAAAAGCTACTTAAAGTCCTAAAACCAAATTTCAATTCAGCCCAATACAATTTTAACCCCGTTACAATTGAAAAAGTTCCTTTTGATGTTTTTTGAAGATAAGTATCTAATGAAACAAAAGCAGCTATCAAAAGACCAATTGGATTCTTTTTTATTGCAGTCCATGCACCAAAAAACGCAAATCGCAAACCTTTTAAAGCTAAAATTGTACCACCTATTTTAATCGTCAATTTTGCTATAGTTCTTATTAATTCTTTATTTCCGTCTATAAAATCTCGTATTCTGTCTATAGCCTTTATTGCATTGTTTATAAATTTTAAAAATATAGGTTTTAATACTAAACCTAATTCACCTATAGCGGCTTTACCTTTTCCCATAGCCGTAGACCATCGTCCTGCCATTGTGGTTGACATTTTTTGAGTAAATCTATAGAAATCACCACCTTTTGAAGTGGCTGCCTCAAAAGCTTTTCTAATAAGTTTAAATGGAACTAGTCCTTTTTCCATCATTTTTTTAAGATCAAGCATTTCCTTACCTGTCTTTTTTGCAATGATTTGTAAAGGATTAAAACCTGCGTTAACAAATTGTAAAAGGTCTTGACCTAATAATCTTCCCGCAGCTTGTGATTGTGCAAAAGCTAAAGTTAAAGCATCCAATCTGTGTTGATCACCTGCGGCAACATCACCTAACATACGTAGAGTTTTAATAACAGTTTTAGAATTAT